CCCTTGAGTGCGTTTATTTCGGCCAATGTCAACGCGCGAGAGAATGCGCACACTGAATCCATTTTGCCGTCAAACCCCAACGCGCCGCTCGCGTCGTTCGCGCCGACGATTAACGCACTGGTGGTGTTCAGAAGCGCCGCCGCGACGCTGGTACACGTGGTCGCGACGGCCACGCCGTTAAGATAGATTTGTATTCTCGCTGCTGCTGCCAGCGAGCCATCGAAAACCCAGGCTATGTGGTTCCAGCCGGTCGACGTGCCGAATGCAGCCGTCGCGGTACCCAGGTTGTTAATCTCGGTTTGGAAATTGTTGCTCGTGTCAAGCGCGATAAAGATGCGCCGCTGGCCCACCTCGTACTGGTGCCAAATAACGTCGGTGCCGCCGATGTTGGCGCGCTTGATCCAGGCTGCGATTGTAAAGCCCGCCGTGGCGCTTAGGTCCGTTGAGTCCGGGCAATTGAACAGGCGCGTGTTCTGGAAATCAAAGCACGGGTAACCGCCGTCGTTCGCGACGAATTGCGGCTGCAGTCCAGCTTGCCCGGTAAGCGTGTCAGCGATCCCAAGCGGCGCCTGGTCTGCTACGGTGACAACATCGAGGCCCGAAAGAGCCACGCTGCGCGTCGCATCCCAGAAGGCTACGCAATTCGGAATTTCCTTCTCTGGGAAAAAATCCAGGAACGCAACGTTCCCCATCCAGAACCCCATCCCCAGATTTCGGCTCACGGAACCGCCGTGGTTAGGGTCTCGATGTCGAGCCGATAGCTACGTGTGCTGCCGGAGGTGTTGGCAAGCGTGTAGCGGCAGTTGTTGGTGCTTACCGCAGCGGTCAGCGTAAAGCCGGAGCCGTACTCCTCGCCCGTCTTCTCACCTTCAAGCACGGCAGTTCCTGACGGATTGGTCCAGCGGCTCACGTGGGTCTTCAGATAAAGCACATCGCCCGCACCATTTCCGACCATGCCTTGAATCTGCAACCGCACCTGTTTGAGCGCAGTGATCGGCACGTCGTAGTCAAAGCTTGTCGCGGTAGCGAGCGAGCCCGAGACGGTGGTGCCAGCGCCCTTGACCGCGTTGTTCAGCGCCTCGGTCCACCCCATTGTGGGATGGCGCTCGGTGGACTCACCAGCTGCGAAGGGGACGAAGCCCTCGGAGTTGGGCACGCCGACTAGGCCGTAGGCGACCGTTGCGACGTTGTAGACGTCACGGACGAGGCACTTGATGAGCAGACAACTGTAAGTCCCCGCGGTCATCGTAAACGTCGCGGTGGCGCCGCTAGGGCTGCCCGCTGGCGTGATGACGATTGACGCGGGTGTGACCGTGCTCGCGTGCGTGCCGACGCAGGACCACTCAATCGACTGGACGCCAGAACTGTTGGCGAGCGCTAGCGTGACGGTTGCGCCGCCCGTCGTTTGGACGAGTCCTGTCGTGATTGCTGTGCCGTTGATCGTAAAGCTGGCGCTAGGCATTCTGTTCCTTAAATCCGAGGGATTGGGTCAAAAGCACGGTTCCTGTTGGCTCTGTCGCCGGCACAATCGAGGGGGTGGACTCTTTGAGAGATAGAATATGCAGGCTGATCAGGTTCGGGATCTTCGGCAAAGCTGTGGCTACGTTGGTTATGTCTGCCGCATCGTGAAAGACCGAACTGATCCGGTGTTGCGAGTAAGCGCGCCACAGGTCCGCGATGAGGAGCAGCGCTGACGCCGGGTCACTTGCTGCGCCAGAGATTGGGAGATTCGCCAAGTCCGAACACCTGGATGCGCCGGGTGCGTGGTAGCCCTGCGAGCCGACGTCGAGAGCGGATGCCTTGGCGTTGCGAAAGTGCCGCGTCATGTTGAGCAGCAGTTCGTTTGCCGCGGTCACGATACCGGCAGCGCTCAGCACTCCGGACGTCGGGATGATCGATGTGCTGACCACGTTGTCCGTGTCGTTTGCTGCATGCACGCCTGCCAGAATGCGGTGAGCGTTAAACTTGGCAATAAGATTGGTGATAATGGTCGACATAACGCCGGCCGCGGTCGCCGAGTCTAGGTCTACGAGACTGGCGAGATCGGCTAGAACGTTTGTGTTCAGCGCCGCGTAGCGCGCCTTTGCTGTCCGCGAGTTGAACAGGGCTGGCGTGGTCTCGCCGTGCACGTCAGCAATGGTCTGGCGGATGTTATTTCCAAAGCACCATATCGTCAGGTCGCTAGTGTCCGGAGCCTTGCCGATTGGCAGCACCAGCCGATGACCCACGTTGATGTAAAGCGTTGTCGCCGCGCCCACCTCGGTCTCGCTCTGATAGCCGCTCGCCGAACCCTCGAAGCCGCCGCCGTAGCCCGTGGCGCCTTTGACATACTCCTGGACCGAGACGACATAGATGCCACCGCGGTCGACGGTGAAGGGAATGGCTGTACCGAGCCCCTCGTAAATCTGCACCCGTGATGACTGCGAATCCGCCAGCTTCTTGGCGAGCTCGCTCTTGTCTGGAGCCGCAGTAACCCAGACGCGCGCGTAGTTTGCGCCCGCGCCCGTGATGGTGACCGAAAGTTTAAACTCCCGATTTGGCACCGGGTATTGGGGCTGAATTACAAGAGCGGTCAAGGTCCGAGCCCATCGAAGTCGAGTTGTGAGATGTCGAGCAAGAAGCCGTCGCCGGTTACCCAGCTGGTTGTCACATGGTCGGGCAGGATCGAGTCGAGCAGCGGAATGAGTTTGCCGTCCATCAGCTCGATAAAATCGCCAAGCTCTGAATCAGCCGGCTTGGTTACTTGGATCGCAACGTGCGAGCGTTCGCTAGTCCAGGCGCCGCCTCCGAGGCTGTAGCTTCCGGGGCCTGGGTTAACGCCGGGCCAGAAGGTGTTGAGCGGCGGGTTTGCTAGGTCTGTCCCGCGGGAGAGCAGGATGGCCACGAACTTGGTTCCGAGCAGGGCTTTGACCGCGTCAAGAACCGCGATGTAGCTGTTGCCCTTTGCGATCTGAAAATTGGCTGAGCAGCTTAGGCGAATGTCGTCTTCGTTGTCCTCTGGGCGTGTCGAAACACCGAGCACATCGACCCAGTAGCCTAGCTTGTCCGAGGCCCTGGCTGGCGTCAGGTTGGCGCGGAACTTCTCAGGCACTCTCCAGCCGACGTGGGCGAAGAAACGCGCTAGCGCGAGGTTTTCGGCGTGCACGAGGGTGTTTCGCTCGCGTGTGTACGCCGAGCCGCGCATCGATTGAAACTCACGATAGAGCGTTCCAGCGTATGGCTCATCGGCTTCGCCCGCACCGAGCTTGTTGAGCGAGCCGCCATAGTCCGCGATGTCAGCCTTCCGGCTCCATGCCGGCTTGCCCGTTGGAGTGGTCACCATGCGAGAATGCAAACCGTTCCGTTGGCGTTCGCGCCAGTGCTGCCGTCGTAGAGCCGCACGGACAGTTTGGTTGAGGCGTCGACCGTGAAACGCGCAAGCAGCGCAGTAGTAGCTGTCCCAACCGCGTAGCGCACGCTGATTGGCTCGGACACATCGAAGGCATCCGTAAAAACCTTGTTGGCGAAATCTAGCGTGAAGTTGCCGATGCCTATCCACGTCGCGGTGGGAGCGAACGCTAAACCGTCGCCGTTCTGGCCGCGGTAGCTGTCCACTGTTGCGACGCTGACGCCGACCGTCGCGATAGCCCAGAACAGCGGAGCCATTCGCTTGGTCGCCACCAGGTCAGCGCAAAAGCGCGCGTGCTGCTCCGGAGTCCATCCGTCCTGAATCGAGCCGCCTAGGCGCAGCGGGAGCGGAGAAAATGCGCCTAACGCCATTAGGTAACCATCAGACTTAGACGAGCGTTGACGATATCGACGCCTGCCGTGGTGCGCGCTCTAACTGTGACCGTTTGGCCGGAGATCGACCACTCAACCGTGCCCGTGCTGCCGGAGAGATTCGCCAAAACGAAGCGCGGGGTGAATGCGCCGACCACGCCATACGCATCCGCGTAAGTCGAGGCGAACACAAAGGAGCATTGCCCGTCGCCGACTCGTGACGCACTGGGGAATCCCGAAGGCGGCGAGCTGCCCAGGTAGCTAACGGTTTGGATCCCCGTCATCAGGTACGCTGCGCTGATCGTAGGCGCAGCCGGCACGGTATCGCTGCCTGTGTACGAGAGCACGCAAAAGGGCGCAGTCCGCGCAATCGCTGCCAAGTCTTCTGCGGCTCGACAGAGAGCCTCAGCCGAGACATCGGTGAGCGGATCGATGACGCCCTGGTTGAGGTAGTTGGCCTTCTGCAAGTGCCCACCGTAGTAGGTGTGATCTGCGGAGCGGGCCCACGCAGGAAGGCCGAGAGGTGTCGTCATGTGCCGATGGTTCCGTTCGCCACGGTCATCGGGTTACCGATGGCTCTGGTCCGATAGTTTGTCGTGCCGCGGCGCAGCCATAGCGCCTGATTATCAAAGCCGAGAAACCAAAGGCCTGCATTCTCGGCTTCATCGATGGCGACGGCTTTCCAGGTTGCCCCGAGATCAATGCTGTAGAGCAAGAGGCAGCCGGGCCGGTTGGCGCCGCCGTCTAGATTGTCATAAACGGCAGCGATAACGCCATCCGCGACGACGACAGTCGTTATTCTGTTGGCGGGAGCAACAGTGCTGAATGCCGTGTTTTGCAAAGTGAACGCGCCGCCTGGAGTGGCGCTCGTCCAAACCCTCCCGAACTTGCCAACCACGACCCATAGCCCGCGCGTAGGACTCCAATTCATTCCGACAATCGGCTCCGAGCTGGCAATCGTGGTAGTGGTCCATGTCGCCCCGTAGTCGCTCGAATAACTGAACTGGCCGATGGCTGCGCCGTTGTCGCCGAACGTGATTAGGTGGCCGTTGTTGGCCACAACCGGGCGACCGGTGCCGCCGCCTGCGGAACTGAGCGTGTTGACGCCCGTGGCCGCGGCGCGAGCGGTCCATGTCGCTGCGGTCGGAGAACTCCAAACCTTGCGAGCGGCTACGCCGGAGAAGATGTAAAAATAGCCGTCGGTCGGGTCGACAACGCAATAGCACCCAGCTCCCGCGAAGTCGCCGACAACTGCCCCTGTGATGGTTCTCTCGGTCATGTTGAGCATGTTGGCTTTGTCGACGGACCAAACGGCTTTTGTGTAGTCCGTGGTGTTCGACCCCGCGAACATCGCATTTGTGCCGTACCCGCAACAGTCCTGATATTGCCAGTTGCCGGACGCTGGCGCCACGACCCTGTTCGTGGAGACCCGTTGCACGTCTGCCATGAAGATGACGGTATTTGATGCAGCGTTAACTCCAGCAATTGTGAGACCAGACGCCAGCCGCGTGGGATGATGGACATCGTGCGCTAGCGCCACCGTCGTCCAGTTCTGCAACCAGTCATCGACTTGATCTGACATCAGCTTTTGCTGACGACTATCGATGGCGCTCTGCTGCGTAGACGTTAGCTTTTCGCCGTATGCCCAACCGATGGCCTTGAGTCGTTCGAAGAATGCAATCATGGGTTATGCCGGGTAAACTGCGAACTTGCGCGGGCTTAAAACGTTGGGACTAGCTGAGACGATGACGGGGGTTGTCGGCACGGTCTGGCTTGAGTAGCTAACCGCGGTCGAATTGATCTCGCTGAACTTGTCCGTGAAGCGCGAGAGCGCCGCTGCGTTGACGGAGCTTGGTGCAGCGTCGGTGACAAGTGGCTTACGGAGCGAGCGCGGAAGACGATTGGGGTCCGCCGTGTTCTCGCCTGGGCCTAGATTCTCAAGCAGGTCAAGCCACGCATCGCCGTAGAGTGAGAGCGACTTGGCCGCTGGGCAGATGTAATCCCCGACCGCCGGAGCAGCTCCCGTAGAGTCCGCGAGAGGCTTGTCGAGAATCAGCTCCCATGCGCCGGTGCCGCCCGTGTAGGAGATGACGAGGCCTTGGTAAAAGCGCATGTCATTCGGCGACCACCAGGCAATTTTGGTTTGCAGCGCCGCCGGAGTCGTCGTGGTCGCTGCGCTCGTGGTGAGCGTCACGCCCGTGTAGACCGACACCTGGCAGCGCCCGAGGTCTGCGCCCGTAGGCGTGGGCCAAGGCGTCGGGTCAAGCCAGCCTAGGCCGGTGCCGCCCGCCAGCGCGGAGGCCGGGAGAGACATCGAGAGCGCTACGTCAACGCGCTCGTCTGCGGCTGCCCGAATCACGTGCTCGGTGTCGAGCCCAAACTGTGACTGGATGGCGCCGCGGACCGTGTTTAGTTGCGCGGCATTCATAGCGCGCGAGAAGTTTAGATTTGGCCTGTCATACATCTTGACCGGCACGGCCTGCGATGAGCCCGGGCCGCCGAGTCCCGGATAGATGAAACAATCCTGCACAGCCCCGCTTGAGTTAAGCGCGACCTCGCGAACGTGTGCCCAATTGCCGCCGGCTGGGCGGTTCTGTGTCACGTTGAGGATGCGCTTGCGAAGCCTGTCCTCGGTCTCGGTGTCGATGCCGCCAGTCAGTGGGGCGCCGATTGAGACCGTAGCGACCTCGAGAATATTGAACGGCGCGCCGATGAACCGAACAGGCGTGCCCGCGACCGTGTTGGATGCGCTGCCGAGGTCCACCGCGGTCACGTCAATTTCTTGTCCGTCGGTCGGGCTGACGTAGGTGCCGACAACCTGAATTCGGAAACCGTTGGGCAGAAGCAACTGAGTGCCTGAGGGTATCGTTGCAACGCCCGAAACGCTGATGGTCACGCGCCCTGAAGCGCCAGACTTCTGCACCTCGGGCAAACCGTATTCGCTACGGAGCTGTGCTAGGCGCTCGGTTGAGGCAGTGAAGATTGAGATCTCAGAGTCAGAGATGGCGATGTTCGCCTGAGCGATTAGGCCCACGTTCGCCACAGCGGTTGCGAGCATGAACCAGTCCGTGCCGGGTGTGACAGGAGGAGCCGCTACGCCCGCATCGATTGCCGCTAGGCGGATGTCGCGCAGGAACTGATCACGCAGCTCGGCAGCGTTTTTGACAACGGTCAGCTTGGAGCTCACGCGATCACCCGGTCCACGTTCCCGCTCTTTAGGTCGGTGAATATCAAGGTGATCTGAGCACGCCCGCTGCTGAGCTTCACGGTCGAGATTTGGTCAATACGCATGATTTTCTCAATCGTGGTTTCCTGGCGGAAGGCCGAGCGCACTGCGGTGTTAACAATTCGCTCGAAGCCGTCGCCCATTCGGTCAGGAAGGCTGATGCCGAAGGTCGGCTGCACGGTGCTTGAACCCACCAAGGTCATCAGGCGAATCAGCACGCGCTGTCGTAGGCTCGGCATCTGCTTGAGCTGTCGCGTGGTTGCGTCGACTTCGTAGTCTCGCGTCTGAAAGTTTAGGTAACGCACGCCCGAAGGGCCATCGGCTGGAGCCGCGCCTGTGACCGGGGTGCCGTAGCCAAACGGGAACAGGCCTACTGATTTGACGCCGAGTCCCATATCAATCCAGGGGGCAAGCGATGCCAAAGTTCGGGAAGTTGGGCAGCTGCGGCAATGCCGGGATGGGGAGCTGAAACGAGGGAAGCATGGCGGCGAAATTGAGCTGAATCCCTGGTATGCCGATGGCAAAGCTCGGCAGTGTCGGGAGTGAGGGAAGCGCTGGTATCGGGAGCTGAAAGCTCGGCAGCGAGAGATTCAGTTTCAGCCCCGGAATGCTAATGCTGAAGCTGGGAAACGTCGGTAGCGAAGGCAGTGCTGGTATCGGGAGCTGAAAGCTCGGCAGATCGAACGCGCAGCGGCTCAACCGACACCGATAAATACGTTCGGAGCAGGGACGCCGGTGATGCCCGTGACGCCCATGATAACCGCGGTCGCCGGCGTGCCAACCATGCCGCCCACTACCACCGAGCCGCCGTAAATGTTTATGCTTGAGTCGCTGATGATGAGTCCGGCGCCACCGGACGAGATGTTGATTCCGCCCGACTCGCTGATCTCAAAGATGCAGCCGAACGCGGCAAGCGAGATCTTCTTTTCCTTGCGGTCCATGCTAAAAACCATGTCGTCGCCGACCACAATTGCGACCTGCTGGTCCTTGCAGAGCACTCGAGCGTCGAAGTCTTCGCCGGTCGCAAACAGAGCGGTTTCGCCGTCCTTCAGCTCGCCCGCTACCTTGCTAGTGCGGTTGTCGCGAGCCCCAATGATGACGCCATTGGAGTTGCCTACGCCTCGCGCCACTACCGCCTCAACATGCCCGTTGTCATTCTTGGGCGCCGGCTTTGCCAACACGCCAAGGCAGGCCATTACGTCAAGCTCACCGAACGCCTCGTGCTCGTCGGGCCCGGTCGGAATACCCGCCTGAGCCACAACGGCGTTTGTTTTGGGGTTGAGCTTGGAGGCTCCGAGCTGTGCGACGTCGATCAGCATAGGGGGTTCAGATCACAAAGGAGTTGGGGCGCCAGCATTCGATCTCAGTCGTGGCGCCTTGGCCTGCGGAATATTTGAAGGTTCTAGATTCGATCCAGAGGTCTTCGTTGACGCCGAGGATCGAATCGGAGACTCGGACCATGGTGTCAATCGCCCAGAGCGCCCCGCTGTGCGGGTCCTGGTGGCCTAGGAGCGTGGCGGAGTAGCGCAGCGTGTCCTTGAGCCTGGAGCTGATGGCGCGCCTTGCTGCTCGCTCTAGCTGCTCCTGCGTTCGGCTTTCCTCGTCTCGGAGGTACAGCAGCCGATAGAGTTGAGACGGCGGTAGCGGGCCAATGCCCGGCTCTGGCTTGCGGCGGCCTGGCACCGAGTGTGCGCCCAGGATGCGACCCATCTCGTCACTGAATGCGGAGGCCAGAATCGACATATCAAAATGCTTGACTACGTCCTTTTTTGCCTGGCCGCTTTCGCCAGTTTTGGCGTTCATTAACGTGTAGGTCGGGAAGCTTGAGTAATCCCGCGTGACCCGCGCATCCAAGATATTGTTGGCAACGCTCTTGTCTGGGTCGTCCGTGCGTTGGAGCTCGTAGAGAGGTGTCTGTGAGTAGCTAGGCGCGGCGAGCACTAGCGTTGTGCGGTTGTTGCCCGGCTGAATGGTCACGCCGAAGCGAGCGCAGAGTCGATTGCAAAACTCGTAGATACCCTCGCCGGGCTTGGGTTTCAAATCCTCAACCGTCAGCGCCTTAATGCCGCTGTCCCCGCTGCTCTTCTTGCCCTTCACGCCGCAGCGGATTTCCCGCATCGCTATGTCGTCGTCGCTGATGATCGAATCGATGCCGACCGGCAACGCCGCTAGCGTAATGGCCTCAAAGAGCGACATCCCCTGAGTGATTTTCAGGGTTGGATCAACGTTGCACTCAACCAGATCTGAAACGAAGTCGCGACCTCGGAACGTGACCGCGGACCCGTTGCCACCAATCTCGGATTGGTCGATTCGCCCGATCACTTGACTGTTACCGTTGAGCAGAAGCTCGACCGGCTCAAGCTCGAGGTCTTGAAGTTTGGTGCGATCCTCCGCGTAGGTTGTGAACTCAAACCCATCGGTTGAGGTCAGGAACGACGACTGGAGGGAGTATTCGGTGATGTTGGTGAGGGCGCGTCCGCTTGTCTCCAGTTTCACCAGGAGCTGCGGGTCTGTCTCGTCAGGCTGAGCCACCGGTGTTGCTCTCGTAAATGTTGACCGGGGTGTTCGCCTTGACGCCCGGTGTGCGGGCAAAAAGCGGGTTGAGTTGCATGAGCTCAACCACGGTCATACCGAAGTTGTTGGCGACCTCGGAGACCGTTTGCGCGTAGCGGAGCGTTACCGTGACCACCTTGCGCTGAGGGTCTTTGAGGCGCTCTTTGAGCTGATAGGCTGAGTCGCGCGTGCGCCTGGATGCCCGTCGAAGCTCCCACGTTTGCGGGTTCTCCAGACGATCGATGGTCTGCTCCAGGTCCTCGCAGCGCGCAGCGGTGTCATCGAGCGTTGCCGACAGCTTGTTGCCCTGCTGCTCCACCTGGCGACCAAGGCCACTGATGGCTGCGATGGGATTGACTAGCGGCTCGGGTGGCGCCTCTTGCTCCCAATCAATCTTTTCAACCTCTTCATCGAGCCCTCGCGTGTCGGCCTCTAGGCCCTTGATCGAGAGCGCGGAGAAATCATCCAGCGCTAACACACCAATCACAGGCGCGTGAACGAACTCGACTTGAATGTCATCACCGTCGCGCCTGTTGACATCTGATGTCGCGCTGAAGCTTACACACTTGGCATCGAAGAACCCGAGAACCGGATCCCACAACTGGCCGCGTGAACGGTCGCGGCATGCGTCAATAAACTTGGGCATCGTCTCGGTGAAGAGATTTAGGTATGGCCCAGTGTCAATTCCCTGACGAAACGGGATTGTGTAGCTAAACGTCCAGTTCTTGGCGCCGGTCGAGTCGATGAACTCGCCATCTTTGTACTGAAACTTATGCCGCGCGTCCTCATGGGCGAACGAAACCGAGCGCGCCGTGATGGGCAGCACGAGGTCTCGCCACTTGAGTGGGTCCAGAAGCTTGAAAACGTCGGTCATTTGCTAGGGGCTCACTTGACCGGGTTCGTCGGCTGGTTGCTGCGGTTAATCGCGTTTGCCGCCATCTTGGACGCGCTGGTCTGCATGTCACCCGCGGCCTTCGCGGCCAGTTCAAGAATCTTCTGAATTTGAGCTGCGTCTGCGATGTCATTGGACCGGCGTTGTTCTTGTTCGGGCACCGTGAAGGCGGAGCTGATGCCTGGGCCCGATCCAGTAACCGAGTTCTTGAGCAGCTCCGAAATGCCCGGGGTTGGCATCTTGAGAAACGCGCTCATCAGAAGTTGACCAAGCCCAGCCGTGGTTGGTGTCGCGCCACTGGCGGTGAGTGCGCTTTTCGTGGTTTGTAGCTCCTTGTGTGTCGCGTCGGTCAACCCGCCGTCGCGCATCTCGCTAATCGCCCTGCCTTGGAGGTTCGCCGCGTTGACCGTGCGGCGAACGTTCTCCTTCTGCATGCTGGCCTTCTCGTTGAACAGAATGTCGATTGCCGCTGTGCCGATCTCGAAAGTTGCGGCGGCGATCCCGATTATGCCAAGGCTCTTTCCCAGGGAAGTGGCGACCGTTTTAGCAAGAACCTCGCTCAGTTTGGCGCCGGCAATGTCCGCAGTAATCTTGGCGCCCACGATTGCCCCGAGACCCTTGAGCGGATTGTCGATGAGGTATTCCGCCACCTTCGCTGCGCCCGCTGCAAATTTCGTCATCGGCTCAATGAGCTCCACGAACTTCGGGATCAGCTTCGTGATGGCCGGCAGCATCTGCGTTCCCATGGCTGCGTTGAATTTCTTCATCGCCTCCTTGAACTGCATGTCGCTGTCTTCCATGCGGGAGCCAACGCGCTCGTTGATGTCCTCCTGCGAAAGATTGGCGCCGGCGAACTCTTGAAACTTCGCCATCACTGCGGCTTTGCCAGAGCCTTTTTCTTTTTTCTCGGCTTCGCCGTATGTGCCAGTGAATCCCTTGAGCACCTTGCGCGATTCCATTCCGAGCAAGCCCGAGGTTTTCTCTACGTCGCCGCCGGTCTTGTCGAGCACGTCCGCGATGATCTCCATCGGGTTGCGCAGCTTCGTTGGATCAGCCGTGCTCTTGATGTTGACCCCGAGGGCCTTGAACTTTTTCTTGTTCGTGACGATGTCTGAGCCGAGGCGCGCGACGCTTGTTGCTGCGTCTTCCGCGCTTGACGAGCCGCCCGCGGCTTTCGAGACTTGGGCGAATGCGCCCACCATCTTGAGCAGCTCAGGCGCGCCGCCTTCGAAGTCGCGAGTGGCGCCGCCGAGCTTCCCGAACTGCGTGGCTAAGTCTCGGATCTCAACCGCGCCCATCGAGCCCTGTTGAGCGAGCGTGCGCATCACGTCGCCCATCTGCTTCATGCGCTCGACCGGATCGGAGATTTGATCCTTCAGCACGTTGAAAACTTCGCCCGCAGTTGCGCCCATCTCACCTAGATCGGTGCCGGTAGCAATCGAGAGATCACTCAGCTGGCCAATCATCTGGCGAGCCGTACTCATGTCGCCGGTCTTGGTGTAGAACTCACCCATCCCCGAGAGAGCTTCCGCGCCGGTGGCGCCTCGGACGCTCCTAGCCTCCTTGAGCAGCTGGCCTTTCTGCTCAGGCGTGCCTGCCTGATTCGCTAGGTCGCTCGCCTGCGCGGCCTCGCTCTGCTGCGCGCTAAGCGCGCCGGCCAGGGCAAAGCCCCCGCCGATGCTCAAAGCAGCGCCAGCGAGGCGCCCAACGCCGCCGACGGCCCCTGTCACGGATGATCCGACGGCCCGCCCGGTCTTGATGGACGCTCGCTCGCGGGCCTTCCATGCCTGGTCGGCCGCACGTGCGCGGACCTTGAGCTCCTGAGCAGCTGCCCTAGCGGCTCTAGCATCGGACGAGATCCGGGCGCTCTCAATGCGCCGGATCGCTGACAGCTCTGCGCGCTCGGCGGACTGGACCCGCTGGAACGCCATCTTCTGCCCGGATAGCTGCGCCTTGGCATCGGCGCGCATCTTTTCAATCGCGATCTTGCTGGTGAACGCCTTCTCCTGAGCCACACCGGATAACCGCGCGGCTTTAGCCCGGTTGATTGCCGATAGCTCGGAGCGCTCAACCGTCTCGACTCGCTTGAGTTGCGACTTCTGGATCGCGAGGTTGGCCTTTGTCTCAGCGCGAAGACGGTCTACGGCGACCTTGTTCGCAAACGCGGTTTCTTGATTCGCAGCACTGCCGGCACTGCCGCCGCCCGCTCCTCGTCCAGGCGCTCTCCCTGACTGCCCCAGCGTCCTAGCGATGCGCTGATTGTGGACGGCAACACGGCGCTCAATACCCGCGAGGGCTCGCTCAACCGTGTTCGCGTTTACAACGCGGAAGTCCCATTCAAGTGTCGCCAAGGTCTAAAGTTTTACTTTCGCATTTCAAGCGCGCGGCGCATTGCCTCGTCGGCGTCAATCGCTTCGTAAAGGTCGCGCGTTTCAGAGCTTTCCGAAGAAGTTTGTGTGCTGCTCTCTTGCGGCTCGCCATAGAAGCCAGTGCCCATAGAGTAGGTCTCTAACTTCAACACCAAAGAATCTGGCAAGGTCGAGAGTTGGGATCCCAGGATGTGGGACAGCGTATAGGCCCTCCTTGCCAGCATGTAGGCTAACTGCACCAACTGAGGCAAGGTAAGCTGTCCTAAAGGGTGCTCGGAGCCGCCCTCCTCAAGACGCTTTATCCAGAGATTGAGATCGGCCTCTGACTCAATGGTCTTTTCGTAAGGGCCGTACTTGTGCTGAATTGTGATGTAATGGTTGAACAACACCGCAAGCTCATCAGCGGTCAAGCTGTCGAGTTGCCTGGCGTCCGCGAAGATGCGCCGATAGATTGGTGGCTCAATGTCCGCGACGGGCTCGGCCTCGAAGCAGGCCATGGCGAGCAGCTCCTTGGCCACTTGGTCGCCCATAACTTCGCGCATCACGGGGGAATCGCCCGCGTCCTTGAACTTCTTGTCAGCCCAGATTCTGGCGCGGTCGTGGTCCTCCATATTGAGAACTTGGATGCGCACACGGCCAACCGCGTTTCCCATCTCGTCGCTTCGGGGGAAGTCGACGACGTCACTAGGGCGCGGCGTCTCTTGGAGTTTGAGCCAAAGCGCGCTGGCGCTTACGTTCTTCGGTGGTCCGGACATTTAACAAAAAAGGCCACGAGCCAAGCATCATGAGAGGGCGATGCTCGGCAGGTGACCTACCTAAATGGACGCGCAAGCTGGAGCCCTCCAAAGCTCGCGTGTCAGTTGTGGTTGCTTACTCGATTGATTTCTTTTGCCCGACCCAGCTCAGCGAACCCTCGCTGCTCGCGTTGGTGCTCTGACTCATGTCGACGCTCAGGATCTTGCCGCGCCCGATGTAGCTTAGCCGGCCGATACCGACCTGAAACGTGACGTATTTGCCAAGGTCGCAGTCTTGCTGAAAGTTGGCTTCGGGGCCGCCGATGGGGATTACGAAACCGAGCTCAATCGAGACGTCGCCCGAGCCAGGCGTAAAGCCGCCCAAGCCTTCGTTGAGCAGGTCGACGCGCTGCTGGCCGCTGTTCATGGTCATCTTGACCGAGGTGATTTGGATGAGCTTGGTCCCGTTATAAAATACCGGGATCTTCGCGTAGTCTTGCAGAGTAGCCATAGAAAAAACGCCCTAAGTGGGGATGTTGGATTCAATACTTGAGAGCCGCGGACGTTAGCCGGGCGAGACTTCGGCGATCCGGAACGTGCCCTGATGCAGGTGGTCGATGACGCGGATGTCCAGAGCGAACTCGACGCGGCCGGAGTTGTTCGGATCACGCACGGCTCGAATCGAGAGCTTCATGCCCGCGGCGTCTTGCATCTTGCCGGCAGCTACAAAGGTATCTATTTCGTTGCGGAGGAATGGCTTGAGCAGCTCGGGTGTGATGACGCCCGGTGGCAGGTCTGGCGCCGGGTCCAGCTTGCCATCGCTCAAGAACACGTCGGAAGCCAGCTTGGCGTCTCCGTAGTTGAGCGCGAAGTTGGCCAACACTTGGTCCGCAAACTCGTCCGCAACGCTGATGCGGTGCTGCTCGGTGGCGCGGAAGTCCGCCACGGTGCCAGCGCTGTTTTTGCTCCGCGTATCGAGCAGCATCACGATGTACGAGCCCGAGCCGTCGCTCGCGATGGCCGTGATGCCCGAGTTGATTGCGTCGCTCATATCGTTGTGAGTGAGGTAATCAGCCGCGGCAAACACCGGCTTGATGAGCCAGTCTGCGCGTCGGTAGCTGTCGAACTTGAACGACGAATCGACGCCCTGGCGAAGTTGCATAACAGCCGCGAGATTGCCCGCAAGCTCTGCCGGATCGTGTTCCGAGTTGCGTTGCCAGGCGAGCACAAGTCGCTCGTAATTACGCGACGTGGAGAGTGTTTGGGTTGCCGCCAGAGCACCGTTGCAGCCGCAGATACCGACGCTTCGCAAACCGGGGGTTGGTAGGCTCTTGGCGTTGAGGTGCGTGACCAGATTAGTCAGGCCGGCTGCGATCCATGTGCTGGTCGCGATGTAATATTTTCGCACAGCGTCAAGGGACGCGAGCGCAGTTGCGAGCTGTGCGGCCTCGGTCGTGGTGCCTTCAATGCCGATATTGGCCGACGCCCCAATGCCGAGCCCCGCGCCCGCTGTGGCCACGGTGGTGGTTATGCCCGCCGTAATCGTCGCCCGGTACCGAACGGAAGCCGTGGCGCCGTCACCATGACTGGTCCCCGCGACGCGTGCAGTCATGGTGACAAGAGCATTTCCGGCCGCCGTTACCGGAAGATGCTCAGAGGCGTTGATGGCCGCGATGACGTTTGCGCCGATGGCGGCTGCCGTATCGCCTGAGCGAATACCGACAGAAATCTCCTCTCCGCATATCGTCACGGTAGTGGAGCCGGAGGCGCTTGCGGTCCCTGCGTATGTGATGCCACCGGTAGCCCCGGAAGGACTGCCGCCGGTCGTCGCGTCCATCCCGAGATACCAGAGCCTTGCGCTTTTGTTGGCCTTCAGAAAGATGCGCCCGGCGCGGTGTCCGGGGGAGCCGACGCCGCAATAGGTGCGCAGATCTTGTTCGTTACCAATAGAGTAAAGCGAGCCTGCTACAGCGGTGCCCGCGCTCGTCTTGGGCATGACGATGACGACCTCACGCGCGCCAAGCGCCGAGCTAGTAGCGCCTTGAGCAAAGAGAATCTCGGCGTATCCGCCAGGCACACGGTTGGAGCTCGGAAGCCCCGTGATAGGAATTAGAGCCACTGGTTATTACTCCTTCGACTTCGAGGCCGAAACGGTGAGGGCGGGTTTGGTGGGCGCGGCGATCCATTCGCCGTCCTGGAAATCAACAGGCGTGAACTCAACGCTGCAAGCGTCCGCCGTGTGCTTGTCGGCAGGCCAAAGCGAGGCATCTCGACGGCAGCGAATCTTCAGCACGTGTGCCTCCGCGCTTGTCTCTTCGCACTCGTGCGCGTCTTTCGATGCGGGGAACGAGGCGGCGCCGTCCACAACAACATATGCGCGCCCAACGTATCGAGGCGGATTGCCGACGAAAAGCGCCTGGTCCGGAACCAGCTCTAGGAGGTCCGCGCGTGCGTAGAATTTGAGTTTTGCCATTGGGATTAGAATTCCTTCGCGAGCCTTCCGGCCCGTTCTGTCATGTCTTGAATCGAGAAGCGGTAAGCGGCGTTTGTCGCGTTCCACAGGAAGTGAGTAGGCTTGGTGCCCGGGTGCTTGACGGAGCGCCGGAAGACGAGAGCGCCCGATCTGCCGCGGAAGACCAGAAACTTGGACTTGCGTGCCCGGATGATGTGCGGCCTGGTGCCGAACTCGACGAAACTCGCGTAACGCTTGGGAGACTTGATGCTCACCACTCGACCGCGGGCAGTTCGAACAACGCGCGTTTCGGTCGTGTTTTTGAGGCTTCTGACTGACCGCTGCTTGAACTTCGAGTATCTCCGAACGTGCTGCTCGGCGAGCTCGGTCGACCGCTCTAGCGATAGGTCAAGAGCCCGAGTGAGGCGCTGAACGAAGTGCTTGTGCTGCTTGACAAGCCCGCGGATGTTGATCGCGTCCACTAGTCTTCCTGTTGACTCAATTGGTGCTGAAGCTTGGTGAGCGCGCCTAGAAGCGAGAGCGCTCGGCTGCCCGTGTGGCACGATGTCGAGTAAGTGTCGTCGGGGTGCAGAATGACGATCGCGTAGGCGCGCATGCCGTCCTTTGCGATTAGCCCCGCCTGCATTTTGAGCGACTTGGCCCACGCCTTATCCATGTCGCGGTCTCGACAATCGATGACAGCCAGGCCCGGCTTTTTAGGCTTGTTTTTGAGCTTGGAAGTGGTGGTTGTCATTGGATCGGCGCGTCCGTGTCCGCGTAGATGAGCGAGGGGATAACGCCGTCAGTGCCGCCAACGCCAAAGTCGAAGCGAGCGCCTGCTAGGTCGGGGAACGAGCCGTCGATGTGGTGTTCGAGCTCCACCGTCTCGATAGTCATCGTGCACGCCGCGTAGGCCGGTGATGCTTCATCGCTGGCAAACTTGGCGGTGCCTGACTCGTGCCGCATGAGGCGGATTGAGCTGAGCGCACCAACGCCAGTGGTGGGCCCAAACTGCGAAGCGCCTGCGAGGTAAGCCTTGTGTCCGCGATGCCGGATGACGCTGGAGACAATCGTCGGAACGAATGTCAGCGCGGCCCAGACCCGGTGGAGATGGTCGACGCGGAGCGCGTCCAGAAAATAATTGAGCTCCCATTGCTGAGTGCGCTTTTCGATCCAAAGCGTGTGTTCGGCGTACTCCGCGGGCCCCGAGCGATGGAGCGACAGGAGCGGAAACGCTGGCTTGCGTTCGCTGAAAACCTTGGAGCTTGGCTCTAGCGGCAGCGTGTCCTGTACCGGGCTCTTGCCAGCCATCGGGGTGCCGTCCGCCGCCTGCCCCCAGGCCTGGGCGAGCTCGTCATTGATGGCCGCCTTAAACAGCGCCAGGAGCGCGTCTAGCGCCGGGTCCGGAATAACTCCGGTCGGTGTGACCGAAGCGCCGTCTAGGGGCAGCTGGATAGCGCCGATGCGCTTGTAGACTGAGTTTTGCGAGACCGTCACGAGTCCGCCGCGATCGGGGACAGTGTCAGAGTGTAGTGCAACGCCTGGTCACTTTTGACGCTTGTGAGCCGATAGAGCGCGCCTTCGGGGAACTCGGGGCCTGTGACGGTGAAGTGCAGAAGCTCGCCCGTCTCAATCGCTGAGCCCGTGATCGTCGCGAGGAGCGTGCCGCCGCCCGTGAAGGCCGGCGTGATAGGCCCTAGCTCGATGGTGCCCTTCGGCATGCCGCCGAGAGTTAATTGCTCATCGTTCAGGAACCGAAGCTTCGGCGCAAATCCACCGTGCTCGAGAATAGAAGTGGTGACCGTGCCCGCGTCGCCTTCGAGGCCGTAAGCGCCAGAGAGAGAGCGAACCGATACCGTGACCGTGTAGGGCCGCAAGCCAAGCTGCCCCGGGATCGCCCGCACGCGACTGACAATGCTGAGGAGGTCGGATGCGAGGGTCATTGGCTAAACCTGAATGAGTTCAACACCCGCGCGAATGAGCTGCGGATGGATCTCTTGCATGACCGTCCGCACGCCCTTGCCCATCGAGATATGGCCGGGCTTGAGAGGTCCAAAAGTTTGGTGGCGATAGATGACTAAGTCAGCGGGCGCGTCGTTACGGACCGCGACCCATTTACGCATGGCGCGCGCCGCCTGGACGCCCTCGATTATCCAAGGGCCAGCGTCCGCCATCATGTCCGCGAGGTGTTGTGACGACTCGGACCAGCCGAGATGCTGAATGTCGTCCGAGCTAATCAACCGCCGCCCCGTCAGGGCTGCTAGTTGCCGCGCTAGCGTTGTTTTGCCCGTGTGGGGACCGCCAACCAAGACAATGCGGTGATGCTTGCTTGAGAGCTTCAGGGCCGCCGGGAATGGCGGCTGGGCAGAAGGGCTCAGCCGAGCCTCAGCGCTACCGATAGGTCCCGAGTGTCACCGAAGTAGTCACCGTTGGGCAGATACTCGTCAACGCCAAGGGCCCGCGCGATGCGCTTGATCAGCATGCGCCCACGAGCGATAGCGCTCACCCGTGATTCGGAGCCGGACGAGCCAGCCGAGTCGTAAAATTCGACCTCATCGACCTTCTTTAGGGGCCCGTAGGAATAGGACCCTGATGTCGCTGTCGTCGCCAACGCCGTATCAATCAGCGTCAGCTCGGAGAGCCACAGAGCCAGCTCGGCTTGGTCGGTTGCATCTGTGCCGACCTTGTCGAGCATTGACTCTAGGCGCGTGTTTTTGTCGAAAAAGCCAAACGCTACGCCGAGGTACTTGCGCACGTCTTTCTTCTGCGCAGCGGTAAGTGCCATGGCCGATTATTTAGAGCGCTTCTGATTCACGGCTTCTGACTTGATTGCCCGCTCTTCGGCGAGCGTCGCTTGCTTGGCGGTGTCGGCAAGCAAGTCTTCGGCGGCTTTCTTGTCATCGAGTGCCGACTCCAGGAAGCGCTCAAGCTCGGCGTTTCTCGCAAGAGACTCCTGAACTTTTGTGTTCATCTTGCTGAGTTCCTCGTGAGTCTCATCGAGCTTTTCCTTGGCCGCTCGCTCGGAGGCTTGCGCATCCGCAATCTGTTCACGGAGTGCGCTCAGCTGCTCGTCGCGCGTCGCCTCTTGCTCGGCCTGCACCTGATACTTGGCGCGAGTCTCAGGCGCTACCGGTACCGTGCCCAAAGGCAAGCCGTAGGCCATAGCGACCTCCACCAGCTTGCCGGGGACATCGACAGAGCCCCATGCGTCACAAGCGAACGTCTTCGCACCGAGCTCGAAACTTAAGGCTCGTTTAGTTTGGTTGTAGAGTGTGGGCATGAGGTTCTTTCGAGGGTTTATGCGGAAACGAGATCGATGAACGCGATGCTGGGAGCCGATGCAAAGTGCAGGTTAAAGTCTGCCTTTATCTCAGTGAGCAGCGTGTTAAGCGATGCCTGATCTGACGCATCAGTAGCGGCGATGGCGTTGGCGCCGTCATTGGTGAAGTGCACCGACGCCGCTGAGCGGTGAGTGTTGAACGCCGCCTTGAGAGCGTTGGCCAACGTGATACCCGTAGCGAGATCGGTAGCGGTAGCCGTCGCGACTTGCGCCGAGACTGCTGAATCATGAGCGACCGTGTCTGCGAAGTGCAGATTTAGCACCGTCTTGGCGTTGTTAACCAGAGCAACGGATGTTGCCAGGTCGGTTGACGCCGCCGCCGTCACAGTGAGAGCCACGGTGGTGGGTGCTGTGTAGTCGGCCGAGTTAGATGTGGACGTTTTATCCAAGTGGAAAAACGTGCTGATATCCTCGGCGATGCGCTGATTGTGAGCCGCTATGAGAGCGAACATCATCGCGTCAGGAGTTTTGCGAGTCTTGAAAGCCATGCTCAGTCAACCTTTCGGATTAGACTTGGACGTTCTTGCGCATGCCGCAGCTCTTCGGCTTCTTGACCACAAGCTGCATGGTCGAGAGGACCTGCGCGCGGTCGGCCGGGCCGAGCTTCGCGAGCATCGAGTAGCTGAAACCAAGCGGCACGGAGCCATAACCGTCATCCGCAACCACTTGGTTGTAGACCTCGGGAGGCATTGAGCTGTCGGGCAGGTATTCGATGTGCACGTTCGCGGTGTTGAGGTAGTAGATGCGGTTCACCGTGGCCCTGTAGGCCTTGACGAACATGCAACCATCAACCTCGATGCCTTCGAAGCCGGCGTCCAACATGATTTGACCACGGGAGGTGTTCATCATGGTGTAGCGACGGTTGGCGTCGAACAGGTTGGCTACAGCGTTGAACACCGCGGTGCTGCAAACGGCAACATCCGGAGCTTCGCCCGATGCATCGCCGATTGCGCCGATGTCACTTCGAATCTGTGCAATCGTCGGAGCGGTTAGGGCGCCCGGGTCGACCACAGTTGACTGCCAATAGGTGTCAGCGGTCTTGTCGATGGTGGCGTAGGTGTTGCTGTTGTCACCGATGGCGACGTCAAGCCCAGCAATGGTGGTGCCGGTGCCGGCTCCGGTGAACATCGCCTGCTCCAGGAGATCGGCGAGCGTCGCGGAAGCGTTAACCTGGTTGCGTGCCCACAGATTGCGATTACCCTCGGGGCTAGAAGCTCCGGCGGAAGCGTCCATGGCGAGCTTGGTGATGTGGAAGTTGGCTCGATAGAGACCCCACGACAGGATCGCATCGTTCTGCGAGTCGCTGCCGAAGTTGGCCGCTACTGCGCCGTCGATGTGATTCTCTGCGATTGAGCCGCTGCCCTCGGCAACCCAGGCAACGTTTTTGCCAGCGCCGGGGACAATCTGAAGCAGTTTGAGCAGAGTCACTCGGCGGTTGATCTGCCGAATAACGTCGCCGCGGTACTCTTGGGCGTTAACTACGAGTGATAGGGTCTGGGGAGCATCAGCCATGTTGGGCCTTCTTTTTCTGCCCGCGGAGGGGCTTTATGGGCACCGCGGGCGGTGCGTTGGGTTAGAGATTGAATCGAGCTTTCAGAGCACTTTCGCGCTCAATGGCTCGGTGGGCTTTTTCATTGTCGGTCGTCGCGGGCTGCTCGTATCGAGGCATCCCGTCACTCCCGCGAGTGAGCTGTCTTGGCGCTTGGCCGCGGTTGGCACCGGGCGCAGGGGCAGGGGCCGGCACGAAGATCTTCGCGTCGTCGGATTGCAGCCAATGCTTCACACCGTCCGCTAAAGGCATCTGCATGTCTTCTTCGGGCATGCCGTGGCCTGGTGAGCGTCGAGTGCGAAAGAAGGGCGTGCCGTCCTCGTCGAAGCCGATGCGTTTCTCCGCGTCGAACAAGAGCTTGGCTGCCATGTCGGTAGCTCCGGGCGCTACGCCTGCGCTTAGAGCGGCTTTGAGAGCGCTCCGGGCTGACTCATCGCGGCTACGCTGCACGGCCTCCGAGCGCGCTTGCTCGCTCTTCACTAGGCTGGCCTCGAGCTGCTTTGCCTTGTCCTCCAGCGCGACTAGGCGCGGGTCAACAGTGCGTGGCTTGTGCTCGCCTTCGGGCGCTTCGGTAGGCACTGCTGCCTTGAGCGCGTTGGCGATCTTCTCATCGAGCTTGAGGCCCTCGATTGATGCCGTTAGTTCCTTCTGGAGCTTCTTGCTGTGCGCTGTAATTGCACCGGTCACCATCGCAGCTACTTCCTCCGCGGTGATGTATTTGGGCGTGTTCGTGTCCGGAGACTCGTTTTCGGATGGCATTGTTATTCACCTTTGGCCAGTGTTTGGCCGGTGCTATGCAATTGGTCCAGCGTTGCATCGTCGCTGCTAAGTCACTGTTGGGGCCGTGACTTCGGTGGCCGTTTCGGAACTTGAATGGTTGGATTGGTCGTTAAGCTAAATAGACGGTGACGCCGGCCGTTGTCGGCACAGCAAGCGCGGTGCTGGTCAGGATGCGACTCGCGCCCAAGCGCTTCGGTGTACCCACGAGCGCAGCCGCGACAGGCACAGCGTCCGCTATGGCTTGCGAACCTTCGCCGTACTGCACATTGATGGTGCCGGCTGCTGCGATTTCCACGCCCTCAAACTTGTCAGCAAACGGAGCGCAGATGTCCTGTACGCCGATCTGAAAAGCGCCGGCCGTGCTGACCTGAGCCGGGAACGCGACGGAGTCGAGAATGTCGAAGGCTTGGGTACCGCGCAGAATGGTGTTTCCGTTCGCATCGGGAGGCGTCAGCGTCTCGGTTACGGTTGCGCCACCGCGCTTACCCGTTAGCGTGATAGCGGACGCAACGTAGGCGCCCACGCTGCTGGAGAGCGAGATAGTAACGGTGCGTGGCAAATCAAGTACGCCCGTGGTGGCGCCGATCGCTGTCCCGTTGAAATCGGTCGCCTTCAGATACGTGATAGGCGCGGCCACCGTGGCAATCGAGGTCTTGATCCCGTTGACCTTCGCAACGTCGGCGGCGGCATAGGTTTTCGTGCGTCGTGCGGTTTTCATAGGACTCAAAAGGGCATGTTGGGTCGGGGCTTAATGCCGCCAGGGGGACCAAAGGGTTTCTTGTCGCCAGAGCCGCCCGGACCGTCCTTGGGCTTGTTCAGCGCTGCCTTCATCATGTCGGCCTGCTCTTTCTCGGCCTTCGCCTCCTTGAGCTTGGCCTCGGCAATGCCGGCCTTGATCTCTTCGCGCACAATCTGCTTGGTGGCCTCGTCCATGTCGGGCAAGAGGCTCTCGGCGAGGCGCGTTTTCATCTGCGTGTTGAACGTGTCGGATGGGATGCCGCCCGTCTTCTCAACCACCTCGAGAGTGTCGACCAGGCCGCTGATGTCGGCCGCTGCGAAGTCGTCTAGGCCCTCGATTGACCATGTTAACTTGTCGCCGCGTGCGGCGCTGATTAGCTGGTAGGTCTTCTCGATTGCCTCTTTGACGAGCCGGGAGAACGAGAGCAGAACAACCCGCGTTGCCTCAGCGTCGGCGGCCTTGCTCTCTCCGCTGCGCCCTACGGAGGCGGCGTTGTTCTCGACTCCGAGCGCCATCGTGTGGGCGACTCGGAAGATTTCATCCTTGTGCTCTTTGATGGCATCACCAAGCGCGGCATAAGGCGCGGTCGGCGGCGACAACCACTCAACGGACTCTTCTGCGCCTAACATCAGACCGTAGCCAGCGCCCATGCGAGGCGGGTTAGTCATGTCGAGCAGCTTGTACAGCGGCTGCGCGTAGCAGGTCGTGAAGAGTCCCCACTGTTGCGCGTTGGAAAGTCGAAAGTGCGCCAGCTGCGGCGTCTTGAGGTGCGATGCCAGCCAGAGCTCGCTCGGCAACTCCAAGCAAACGAGCGGCACGGCGCCGAAGCGATGTGGCGTCGAACTAACGAGCGGCACGTTATCTTCGGCCGTTGGACGCCTGTCCGAGCGGTACGTGATCTGATAGACGTCGACTCTGTCAGCCTGGATGTGATCCCAGTACTCGGTGATTAGGTCGTGACTTGAATCGAGGCTCTCGCGGTGTCGCTGGGAGCTGAACACCAGCGCCCAAGCCAGGTTGCCTGTCTCGTCCGTGTCCCAATCGAGGAGCTGCTCGTGCTTGACGCTGGAGAGCCAAACGCGGTCAAGGCCGAGCGCCTCATGCTGCGCCATGTTCGCCGGTTGCTCATCGCCGGTGCCGGCGTGATGCAGGCGCACCCAGGCGTAGCCCGCAACCATGGCGTCGGTGAGCGTGCTCTTGAACAACGCATCGAGGTCGCGGCCCGTGCGGTCGCAGTCCTCACGAAGCTCGGAATAGAATGGCGGGGCCTCGAAGACGGCCGCGTCGCCCGCGGGAACCGCTGAGCCGTCGCTCTTGACGGCCTTGTCCGCCTTTTGGCTAGCGACAGCGTTAGGGCGCGAGCTGAAAAGCAGCGCGGTAAAGAAGCCCACGATAGGGCTCACGTAGTTGCGGTAGGTGTATTCCTTGACCCGCAACTCGTAGAAGTTACCGGGCTCATGCGGACGCATCGGCAGAAAGCGGCCGAGCCGAGCCTCGAACGATTCACCGCCAGCGTAGAGCGCACGCAGGTCCTTCAGCTGTTCCAAGTTAACGCCGGGATGACGCCTGTTGAGCTGCTGAATGGTGGGCATCGTGGAGGAGAAAACTTAGCTAGGAACGAATCCGCGCGGTTGCTCGCCCGCCGCTGCTTCGAGCGCCAGGGCTAACGCCCATGCGCGGTCCGCGTGACCGTCCCGGGTGCGGGGCGCGTCGTAAGTGACGTTGTTCGAGCTGGTGACGATTCGCTGAATCGAGCAAACGTCGTTGCGAATAGCGAGCGCGATGCCGGGTGGTGGGTTTGATTGCTGAAGGCAGTGGTCTGCGGACGCTAGCTTGATGCCGCGTTCCGCGAAGGCTGTGTAGAGCCTGGTGGCAAGCTCGGCCTTTTTCTGCAGAGTGAACACAACGGGGGAGACCCGATAGTGCCCGTGCTTTTTGCGCATTCGGTCGGCCGGGAACGTGCCCATGCCGGTCGCGTCAACCGCAAGCTTTGTGACACCCGACTTGAATGCCCGGTCGACCATGGCCTCGAGCTCGTCGGAGTCTGTGCGCCTTATCACCTCGACAGAGTGAGTCCAGCAGACTTTGCCGACCCGTCGCACCGTGTAGAGCACGCTCAGGTCGACTTCCTTGCCGATGTCCAGACCGCCGTAGAGGTTGCCTGCCCCGCTCGTGCCAAGGTCTTCGGCGAGCGAATCGGTGACTAGCTCGGTCGGGATGTATTGGAGAGCGCCATCGAGAAACGAGCACTCGTACAGCTGACTAAACACCCGCGGGTCGTTGAGCGCGTTGGTCCAAAGTTCGACCATGTCGACGCGAAACCCATCATCGAGGGCGCGTTGTAGCGGAATCTCGTGGTGCTTCCAGCCGGAGCCAGCCTTGGCATCCGTGCACAGAAGGTGAAACTTGTTGCCGACTCCGTTGGGCGTCGAAGCTACGCGAGCTCGGAAGTTGCCGAGCGAAGTGGAGGGCATCGTTGCGTCCCAGACCTTATCCGGATGGTCGTGGTAAGCGAACTCATCAAGGAACAGGTTGCCAGCAAATCCTCGGCCGCCTGAGCTCGGAAGCGCCAACATGCGCCCGCCAGAAACGAAGTCCACAGCTCGTGCACTGTCTCTCCGATCCTTGGCGGCAAGGGAGCAGCCGAGCTCCTCAAGCACCCTGCGATGCGTGGCCGCCATCTCGAGCACTTCGCTCGACTCAAGCTGGCCTCTAGAAATGATCGTGGTGTGTTCGCCATGAAAGACTCCCCAGAGGAGCCCTACCGCGGCGGTTGAATGGCTGATGCCGATCTGACGGCTCTTGTTAACTACCGCCTTGCGGGCGGGCTCAAGAATCCATTCGAGCTGATAGGCGTAGAAGGTCGACAGCCAGGCGACGAGCGCGCTGTAGTCACGCGTCTTGCCCTGAGAGTTTAGCGCGTCCCGGTAGCGCTCAATCGTCGCTCGGTGCGGGATCAACCTGGACGGCAGCGTGCTGTCCAAAGGCTGCACGGATGGCATTAGCGGCTTGCTCCGGGGTTGCGTGGGTGATGGCCGTATCTATCTGCCCCGAGTGCTCGACCTGCTGCGTCGCCCCCCACTCTTTCTTGAAGCGTCGCTCAAGAATCCAAGCGTGGGCCTTCCAATCGTTGGTGCCGGCCTTCGTGATGCTCGCCACGAGCTTGCGCGCGTAGTCGGCCTCCTCCTTGAGAAAGCGGTCAGCGAAGGCTGTATAGAATTCGTCGCCCTCTGATGCGCTGTGGAGCCAGCTTCGAAGCGTGGCCGATGTAATACCAACAGCCGCGCAAGCGTGCTCCCTAGGGGCGCCTAGCCGCATTGTCGCGAGGATAGATGCCTCAAGTTCAGGCGTTAGCTTTTTGCGGTTCATTGAGTCTCCGGGATCTCCTCGATAAGCCCAACGAAGTCACCGAAGCGGAAGATTTCTTGAGCGTTCGGCAGCGAGGCCAGGGCTATCGGTCGCTGAACACCGATTAGGCTCATGTCCTTTTGATAAAGTTTTTCCGCGGTCGCGCCGGCTTGGATTTTCTTGAGTGCGCCAAAACGTGCGTTCGCGGTTCCCAGCTGCCCTCTGCTCGGCAGGGTTTTGTCGAAAACTATAATAGCCCCGCCCGGCCTAGCAAGAGTCCGAAGGCGTTGCAAAAGTGGCACGCGTGCCGATACCGGGATGAACATTAGGCTCAAAAACAGGATGGCTACATCGAATTGCGCGTATTCGAATCTCTGAGCGTCGGCGACTTCAAAGTCGCCATAGCCGCGAAAGTTGGCGAGCATCTCTGCGCTAGGGTCAATTGAGACCGCCCTAGCGTTCTGCGCCTCAAGCGTGCTCCGTAGCGCGCGTGTAATGTTTCCGGTTGACGCCCCAATGTCATAGACCAGTCCGCGTTCGGGAATGTAGTGAGCGGCAATGTGCGAACAGAACTCGGTAGCGAGGTCATACCAGGGCAGCTGTTCGCGCACGTGCTCATCAAACCCGGCAGCGACCTCCGCGGTCTTGAACGTCCAATGCTGCGGGATCTTCAACGCAAGACCTCGTCGCGCAAGGTCTCAGCTACGGCCCGCATCATAAGCGGCGGCACGGCTCGGCCAAGTCGCTCGAATTGTTTTTCGTAACTGCCGAGCAGCACGAAATCGTCAGGGAATCCGCAGATTCGCTTAACCTCCGGGATCGTTGGCTTCCGATAAAGCTGACTGCCTTCAAGCCTGATGCCGAAGTCTTTAGCGAGCGTCGTAATTGTCCCGCTTGGCGCGTTCGCGTTGATTAGGCACATATGGAAGCCCGTCAGGTTCCTCTGCCGCCAGCCGGGGATTAGCTTATATGGCTCCTCCGGCGGCGGTAGACTCGCGAGCGCCTCGCCTACCGTATACTGATAAGGTCTAGGCTTCGGGTGTACCGGTTCGATGTTTAGATCGTTCCTGACCCCGACGAATATCGTGCGCTTCCGCGTTTGGGGCACCCCGAGCCACTGAGCCTCAAGAACCTTACAGGTTACGCGATAGCCGCAGCCTTTGAGGCGTTTAAGTATCTCAAAGAAGTAACCCTTAGCGGCGCCCTTTATCAAGCCAGCGACGTTCTCGGCTACAAATGCTCGGGGCTGAAGCCCTTCGAGAATTCGTGTGAATTCGAAAAACAGATCGTCAACGCGCTGCTCGGTCCCGGAATAGGCCTTGACCTTGCCCCAGCCGTCTTCCCGTATCTTTGATAGCGAAGAAAAGGCCGAGCAGGGCGGGGATCCGTCCAAAACGTCAAGCTCGCCAACCTTGAGCGATGTCGAGTTTAGAATGTCGTCCGCCGTGACCTCGCGCACGTCGCGCGCGTCTAAAATTGTAGATGGGGAGCAGTTGGCTAAGTAGCAGGCCCGTGCTGCGGGGATAAACTCATTAGCCCACAAGACTTTGAACCCTGCCATTCGGTAGCCGGTAGAGCTTCCTCCGCAGCCCGCGAACAGGCTGACGACCTTGCGCCCGTTCCAGGGCAGAGCAACGATCTCGGACATCAGAGGAACGCGGTATGGCTGCTTGGCTACGGCCCGGGCGGCCAACCTCACTTGCTAGCGCTCCAGGCGTAGCCACACTTCGGGCAGGCGCAGTTGGTGGGCAAGTCCTCATCTGCTTCTTTGAAATCATCCGGAGGCGTAGCGCTAGCGAAGTCTTCGCCGAGTTTGTCTAAGTCCTTCTGAGACCAGCCGGCCAGCTCGATGTCCTCAAAGCTAAAGGCGCTCATCACCTCCGCGAGAAGCTCCGAGTCCCACTCGGCTGCCTCGCCAACGCGATTATCCGCAAGCGCCATCAGGTGAGCCTCGGCGGGGTCAAGATCCATGTACCGCACGGGCACCTGGGTCAGCCCCAAGATCTGCGCAGCCTTCAAGCGGGTGTGGCCTGCGATGATCTCACCATCAGCCTTGCGGGCAATAATGGGAGAACCGAAGCCGAAGCGCTTAATCAGGGGTGCTAGCTTCTGGGCCGCAACGTCGTTTTTGCGAGGGTTGCTCGCCCAGACTTTTAGCTGGTCGACGTCAACCCAGACAGCTGCGACCTCTTCTGGCGCGCGTGTGTGCGATTTCGATAGCTTGGTATCAGCACCCACAATGATCGCCTTTTGCTGAACTACAATTCCCTACACGTTTGAACATCTTGGTCATGACTGCTTCCCTGCGCGTCAATGA